TTAAATGGGATGAGAATATCAAGGTGGCTTATGAGCACTCGGATTATTTTTTGGCTTTGAAGGGGTATGGGGCGACAGTGGTATTTTCACCGGATATGTTAGTGGTCCACAAACCAATTATCAGTGAAAAAATTAATGAGGAATATAAAAACTTTCGTTGTCGCAAAAGTGATAAAAGATATTTTTTCAAAAAACACAATTTAAAGTATGCCATTGATTTAAATGGTCACAAAGATATTATGATTAATGAAGAAATAAAAAAAGTTGATTTTTTAATCAAAACATTTGAACGACCAGAATGTTTGGAAAAATTGTTATTTTCAATTGCTAAATTTTACCCTGATGCAAGGACTTATATTGCTGATGATAGCAAGCGATTTGATAAGCAGAAGTATTTACATCTTTATGCCAAACTACTTGAGGTAGGATTAAAAAATAAACCAGTGGCTTTCAATCTTGGTTATGATGTAGGTTTGTCACGCGCGCGTAATTTCTTAGTAGAAAATACTTATGGCGCTTATAAATTGTTGCTGGATGATGATTTTATTTTTACCAAGGACACAGATGTTATTAAATTTGTGGAAACATTAGACAATAATCCTGATATTGGAGTGGTTGGTGGGGCTTTGCGACAGGAGGGTCGTATTAGGCACTATGAGGGCTTTCTTGAACGCAGTGGTGGTACGTTGCGGTATAAGGCGTTAAAAGCAACTGAGTCTTTGAATTATTGTGACATTATATTTAATTTTGCCCTATTCAGAAAAGAAGTTTTTGAGATTATAAAATGGGATGATGATATTAAAATTCAAGGCGAACACACAGACTTCTTTTTACGGTTGAAAGAATTGCAAACGTGGATTGTAGCATATCTGCCCGAGGTAGTGGTCGATCATGAGCAGATATTCAATGAGGATTATAAAATAATGAGAGCAAGGACACAATTTTTACATAAATTATTTACTAAACATAGCTTAGATACTTTAATTAATTTTAATGGCGTTATTTTAAAAAAAGAAGGTAACGACATTATAAAATCGCATATATGACAAATGAGATAATTAAAAAATATTTTGCACTTCATGAGAAGTTTAGCAAATTAAAAGAGTTAATCAGTGAAGGAGTAAAAACAGTGCAGGATCAGCAGGGACACCTTGAACACGAATTTGAAAGAGAAATCACCAAAAAAGATGAGAATGGTCAACGTATAAAAGAAAAAACAAAGGTTAAATTGAATGAACGTGTTTTGTGGGAAGAGGTATACCACCTTGGCGTGGAAGGACATCAGGCAGTGGACTTTTTGCGTAATAAATATCAGGACATTTTCAAGAGTATTGATGAGTCAAATAATTTGGCCAAAGAAATTAAAATCTTTGAATTGACTAATTTGGGATTTTCTTTTACCGAAATGAACGGGGCAAATTTAATTATGTTGGTCAAGGCATTGGTAAAAATGGAAGTCGGGCAAGGTAATGGTAGTTGTGTATTCTGTACAGATTGGGTGACAAAACTGTGGTCATTTATTAAAGGTTTATTTGCTAAAAAATAGCGTATGAAATTAACAAAATCATATACAGTGGGGCCATTATTTGATAGAATAAGAAGGCAAAAAGAGGTTAAATTATTTGCCGAAGGTTGGAAAGTTGAGAGTGAAGAGTTTTATAAAGAGCGTGATTGGGGTGGCACTTGTTGTTTGGCGATTATCTTTTTACCTTTGGCATTGTTGGCCACTGCGCAAAAGGTTAAAGTTGTTTATTCAAAGGATTAATTTTATGGACATTAAAGAATTAAACGAAAAATTAAAAATGAAGATTGAGTATGTGATGACTGGACTGATCAGACCATACGAAAAAAACGCCAAATTACATACAGAACAGCAAATAAATTTGGTTGCAGAGAATATTAAAAGATTTGGATTTACACAACCATTAGTTTGTGATAAGGAAAACAGTTTGATAATAGGGCATTGTCGGCTTGCCAGTGCTTTGAAATTGGGGTTTAAAGAGGTTCCAGTAGTGATTATGGAGGGATTGACGTCTGATGAGGTAAAAGCTCTTAGGATAGCGGATAACAAGTCAAATGAGAGTGCTTGGGAAATGTCTTTGGTTTATGATGAATTAAAGGATTTGGGCAATGATTTGATATGTTTATCTGGTTTTGATGATAGTATTGCAATGGTGGGAAATAAATTGGGGGGGGTGGAAGGTGATGATGTAGATTTAGATCGAACAGGGGTGATAACATTAATGCCACCAGAGTCACCAAGATTGATTGAGAAAGCAATTTTGTACGTGGATGATATCGAATTATATAATAAATTAAAGCAGGCAGTTTTGGATGGTAAGTTTATTGGTAATGATTTAATTTCTTTGTTATGAGTGATAAAAATCCAAAATTAAAATATTTTAGTTTGTTTACTGGTATTGGTGGTTTGGATTATGGGTTGGAAGAGATAGGGGCTGAGTGTGTTGGTTATTCAGAGATTAGGGAGTCATCGATGGAAATTTATCGCAAGCATTATCCGGATCATAAATGTTTTGGTGATATTACTAAAATTGATTATGAGGCGATGCCAGATTTTGATGTTTTGACGGGTGGATTTCCATGTCAGGCGTTTTCTTTGGCAGGTTTACGAAAAGGATTTGAGGACCATAAAGGACAAATGATATTTTATATTTATGAATTGTTAAAAATTAAGCAACCTAAATATTTTGTTTTGGAAAATGTAAAAGGGATATTAAATCATCGAGGTGGTAAGACATTACAGGATGTATTCAAGTTAATGGCGAGTTTAGGTTATTTTGTAAGGATTTTATTGTTAAATTCGCATTGGTATGGATCGGCACAGAATAGAGAAAGAGTTGTATTTTTAGGTTGCAAAGAGGATTTTCCAAAAAAGGAAGTTATTAAAATTGATGATACAAAAAGGTTTAGAGATATTAGGGAAGATGATGACAGTAATTATAAATATCCAAATATTACTCAGAGAATGGCAGATAAAATTGATGGAAAGTTAACGTTTAAATTTCAATTTATTGGAGGGTATGATCAGGTAGGGACATTGACGACGCAGTTTGGTTGTGGAGAAAAATTGGTGCAGTATGGTAATCAGTGGAGATATTTGACACCTTTGGAGTGTGAAAGATTACAGAATTTTCCTGATGGGTGGACAGAAGGGGTTAAGAATGTTCACAGGTATTTTGCTTTAGGTAATGCGGTAAATGTGAATATGAGCAAATACATTTTTACTAATTATTTGAAGGGTCTTTGGTATTAAATATTAAAATATATGTGTAAATGGGGAAATTACAAATATTTAAAAATAAATAATAAGTTAAGAGCAATTGATGAGTGTTTGTTTGATTTTGTCAAATTGCTTAATGATAATGGATATAAAACTGTGGCTTGTTGCTGTGGACATGGTAAACAACCGTCACGAATATCATTGGAAAATAAGAAAGAAATTTTATTTTTTGATTTTGATACAGCACAAGAAATATCACAACTTTTTCCACCGATAAATAAAGATTTTGGTTTTTGGCATAGGGAAGCGTTAAAAGTAAAATTTAAATTTAATAAATTAAAAAACCAAATAGATAAAATGATTAAAAAATAATGTTTATCGCAGGGTAGGTTAATGGCTACCCGTATGGCCCATAACCATAAGACGTGAGTTCGACTCTCACCCCTGCAACTATGAAAAAAAGTAATCATGTTAAATTAGTAGAATTTTTATTGAAATTACAAAAAAGAAAGCCGAGAGGTAAACAAGCACCAAAGGGTGCTGTATGGATAGGGAAAGAAATAGTTTATTTATAATTATCTGCCCACTATTTTCAAAACTGAAGGGACTAATGTCCGGAGGTCGCGAGGTAGTTCGCTACACCAGACCCGATGATTTATTCTCACTGGAGAGAGTAAACATCGGGGGTAGTGGATAGATAATTTAATCTCAATATTATGGAGGAAATCCAAGTATTACCAACACCAGAAAATAAGACAAAACCGTTTAAGTTATCAAAAGAGATTGTCGGAAAACTCGAGGAAGTTTTTGCATTAGATGGTTCCATTGGGGAGGCCTGTTTTTATGCTGGAATTAACCGAGATACTTATTATAATTGGATTGAAAAATGGCCAAAATTAAAACAGAAATTCGACAGTTTACGTGAAAAACCAGTATTGAAAGCACGCAATACTGTTGTTAATGCTCTTGGTGACCCGACTATTGCTTTGAAATATTTGGAAAGAAAAAGAAAATCTGAGTTTGCTTTGCGTACCGAAATCACTGGGGCTGATGGTAAACAAATCGAGGGCATTAAAGTTAACATTGTAAGCAATAAAAAACATGATCCTGAACCTACAAGCGACAACAGTGTACCAACAGAATTACCAAGCGACATCGAGAATAGTAATCAATGAAGGTGGCGCTCGTAGTTCCAAGACGTACAGTTTGTGCCAGTTGATGTTGTGCAAGATGATGGAAAACCCCGGCGTTGTTATTACTGTTTGTCGCAAAACATTACCGGCATTAAAGGCTACAGCTTTGCGTGATTTTCTTAGTGTTTTGCAAGAGAATGAATTGTATTTTGAGAATGACCACAATAAAACCGAGAACACATACCACCTTTTTGGTAGTGAGATTGAGTTCATTTCAGTTGACCAACCGCAGAAAATACGCGGTCGCAAGCGTGATATTCTTTGGATGAATGAGGCCAATGAGTTTAGTTCAGATGATTTTAAACAGTTAGCCATGCGTACCACCGGTCAGATGTTTATGGATTATAACCCGTCAGATGTTAATTCGTGGATCTATGATGACGTGCAGTCACGCTCTGATGTGGAAATAATCCGCAGTACCTATTTGGATAATCCCTTTTTAGAAGAGTACATCATTAAGGAAATTGAAAACTACAAATTGACTGATGAGAATTATTGGCGTGTATTTGGCCTTGGTTTGAGGGGTGTATCTGAAGTTAAGATTTATAATAATTGGGATTTTTGCGAGGCTTTACCGGATGTGGATACGATTTTTGGGCTGGACTTTGGGTATAACCATCCGACTTGTTTGGTGGAAATTGCCAATAAAGATGATGAATTTTATGCAGATGAGATAATTTATAGGCGGTTCATGACGAATGAGGATTTGATTAAGGTGATGGATGAGTTGAAAATAAGCAAGAAAAAAGTTATTTTTGCCGATGCCGAGGACGCCCAGCGTATCGCTGAATTGCAAAGGGCTGGCTATAATGTGGTTTCGGCCAATAAAGAAAAAGGATCGGTTAAGGCTGGCATTGATTATATAAAACGCCATCGGGTCCATTTGACCAAGCGAAGTATAAATATTCACAAAGAGCAAAAGATGTACAGTTGGAAAAAGAAGGGCGAGGTAATTTTAGATGAGCCGGTGAAGTTGAATGATGATGGCATGGATGCTATTCGCTACCCGATTTGGAGTATGTATGGCAAAGTTCGTAAATTATCAGGTATTATTTAATTAATATTTTTATGCCAAAAATAGAACAAGCAAAGTTTAGCGAGCCACTTGATATTAATGAGAAGTGGTGGATAACAAAAATAAAAGAAATGATTGAGAGTGCACGTTTTGGAAGTGTCGAGATTGAAATGACAATCCAAAAAAAGAAAGTAATGACGATTAAAGAGCATACTCGTCAGTCACATAGTTTTTATAATGATTAAAGTTATCCACAGCACTATTGCTTTTTTTAAAATTGTGATATAATTAAATTACTTTTGAATTTACTCTGTTGGAAAACAAAGGGTACGCAAATTATTGTGTATCCTTTTTTCTTTATATGTTTGAAAATATTAAAAAGATTTTTAGAAAAGGCGCGTCATTAAAAGGTTTGGTATACGGGAATAATTCTTGGATTTCATCGCCTTGGGCGGAGAGTGAACGTATCAAATCGTATGGTTCGAGCGTTTATGTGCATGCGTGCGTAAAAAAAAGAGGTGAGAAGTTTGGCCAATTAATCAATTTCAATTTAAAACGCCGAGGTTCTGATAAAGAAATATCAGAGCATTGGATATTGGATTTGCTTGATAAGCCAAATAATTTTCAGAATAAGAATGAATTTTTTGAGTTGTATCAAACTTTCAAGGACCTTACTGGTTCTGTTTTTGTTTATTTGTTAAAAATTGGGGAAGGTAAAAATGCCCGAGTAAAAGAAATGCATTTGTTATCACCGGACAAAGTGACGGTTGTGGTTAACGAAGAGACTGGTTTGCCAGCATTTTATAAATATAACAATGGCAAAGGTGGGCAGACTATTTACAATGCTGATGATGTGGTGGCATCGTTTTACCCTAATCCAATTGAATTTTCTAAAAATAGTTATAAAGGGTTTAGTAGTTTAATGCCATTGGGGAAAAGAGTTGAAACTGAACAGCAGTTAGTTGACTACCAATATAATATTTTAAAGAACGGTGGCAAGGTTGAGGGTATTTTGAAATTTAAAACTGAAGTAATGGACCTTGATAAAATTGAGGAAGTCAAGGTGCAGTATGATCAACAATTTGCCGAGGCCAAACGTAGTGGTCGCCCATTAATACTTTATGGGGATACTGAATACGAAAAAGTGGGGCAAAGTATGGAGGAGTTGGCATATTTGGATAGTTTAAAGTTCACCCGGGATGATGTACTAATGATTTTTGGTGTACCAAAGACTGTACTCGGGCTTACTGATGGTGTGCAAAAGGGTAACTATGATGAGGCCAATTCGATGTTTATTAAAGACACAATCAAACCCTTGATTGAGAATTGTGTTACTAAGTTGAATGAATTTTTAGCCCCACCTGATGTTTTATTGGATTTTGTTGACCCAACGCCTGAGGATGTGGATTTGAAATTGAAGAAAATTGAGAATGGAACGGCCAATTATTACATGACTACGAACGAGAAAAGAGCCTTGATGAATATGGAGCCACTGCCTGATGGTGATGTGATATTGGTGCCATTTTCACTGACACCGATGGACACTGTAACCGATCCAATAGAGCCTACTGCTGAACAGAAAGGTTTAAAAAAAAAACTGCGACATCCACTAACTAATCCTATAATCCGCAAGCAATACTATGGTGAGTGGATTAAATTAGCAGACAGGCGCGAGGGTAAAATGAAAATAAAGCTGGATGATTACTTACGTGCGCAAAGGAATAGGGTGTTGGATAATTTAAGCAATCAAAGGTTTTTTACTAAGGCTTTATCAAACGAGGTATTTGATATGCGGTTGGAAGTTGGTTTGGGTGAAAAGGTTATAATCGATTTAATTAAAAAATATTTGATACAATCTGGTGAGGATGCAATGAAATTTGTGGGTTATGATAAGCCATTTATAGTCACTGCTGATTTGCAAGCAATGATTGAAAAAAGGAATGAGTTTTTTGCCAAAGAAATAAACCGTACGACCTTTGATACTTTGAAAAGACAATTTGCGGAGGCAAATGATAATAACGAAAGTCGCGATCAGTTGGTTAAAAGAATACGCGACACTTATGGAGATATCAGCAAGGGCAGAGCCACTACAATCGCGCGTACGGAGACACTGGTGGCCAGTCAGACAGGTAAATTCTCGGGTTATAAGCAGTCCGGCATTGATATCAAGATTTGGATAGCAGTAATGGATGATGCGACACGTGATAGTCATGCAAGTTTGGATGGGGAAGAAAAGCCAATCGATATGCCTTTTTCCAACGGATTAATGTATCCGGGGGATGAAAGCGGATCAGCGGAGGAAGTTATTAATTGCAGATGTTCAGTTTAATTATTAAAAGTTTAATTACAAATCGGCGTGCATATCCGACTCATTGCGAGTCCAGAGGGTAGCCAACTATTTATTCATATGAAGAAAAGACAAAAATTATATCAAATAATGCCGGTCTTGATTAAAGGGGTAGACGACGCAAAGCATACGCTTGAGGCTGTCTTTTCTACCAATGACGAAGATAGGCATGGCGATGTGGTAGAGCAAAATTGGGATTTAAAATCATTTAAGAAAAACCCAGTTATTTTAAATTCTCACAATTACTATGATGCCACCGAAGTTATCGGTAAGGCGACTGGTGTAAGTGTGAAAGACGGTAAATTGGAAGGCACGATTGAGTTTGCAGTAGGTGCTAATCCAAAGGCAGATATTATTTATAAACTTTATGCCGGTGGCTTTTTGAACGCATTTTCTGTTGGCTTTATTGCCAAGGAATTTGACGACAAGGGGACCATACTAAAAGGCGAGCTGTTGGAAGTATCCGCAGTGTCGGTTCCAGCAAACGCCATGGCGCTTGCTAAGGCCAAAGGTATTGAAATTGAAAAACTTTATGAATTACCAATCACAAAATCCGACGAACATGACGGAGGAGAGGAAGACGAGGGCGACAATGATGATGAAGAGGGAAATGGGGACAACGCCAACGGAGCAGGCGGTAGTGGTGAAGGTGGACAACCAGCCGGTGACGGAAAGCCAGCCGAAGGAGTAAAAACTGAGGATGCTAAGGTTGATGAAAAAAATGACGAGGTTGAGGAACAGAAAAAACTGGATGCATTGGATGCCGAGGAAATTGCCAAAAAGAAATTGGCGGTTAATCAAACGTTTAACAAAATTGCTAAGGTTATTGACTCATTCTGCGAAAATATAAAGGCCGAAACCTCTCTTTTAGGGAGTGTCGCAGTGGAAAAGAGCAATATTAATCGGGCAATAAGACAGTTAATTAAAATTAAGAAAGCAAAATAATTGTATGAATAGATTACAACTATTGATTAAACGTCTTTTGAAACAAGGTTTTGCAACAGATGTGGAAAAAGACAAAACTTGGGCCTTGTTCAAAGAGCTTGGTACCGAGGAACAGGAAAAAGTATCAGCCGACGTTGAGAAGGTTGATGAATTACCTGAGGAAAAACCAGCCGAAGCCAAAGAAGGCGAAGGCGATGGTGTTGCCAAAGTTGAAGAAAATTTGGAAAAACTTTTTGCCAACTTGGAAACAAAAATGGGTACAACCATTAATGCCGAGGTCAAGAGATTGATTAAGGAAGAAATGGAATTGAATACCAAACGTGCTGGCGTTTATAACTCTGCTGTTCAAGCAGATGAAAAGCGCAAGGCAATGAACACTTACTTACGCAAATTCACAAATGCTTTGGTAGGTGAAGATATTGCTACCTTGAAAGAAATGACCACCGACGATCAATCTACCCCATATTCCGGGTATACCGTTGACAGTGAATTGTCAGCTGAAATCCGCCACTTAATCACCAATTATGGTGTGGCTCGCAGAGAAATGATGGCTTTGCAATTAACCAAACACACATATCGTGCCAACAACTTGGTAACCGATGTGATCGTGTACTGGGTTGATGAAGGCAGTGCTATCGGCTCTACTCAGGCCGTCTTGGGTCAAAAGACCTTGGAATTAAAGAAGTTGGGCGCAATCGTGACCTTGACCAACGAATTGATGACAGATGGAGAAATTGATTTGTTCTCATTCTTGGCTGAACGTGTTGCTGAAAACTTTGCTAAGGCCGAAGATTTGGCCTTTTTCAAAGGCGACGGCACTGGTACTTATGGTAGCTTTACTGGTTTGTTGAAAGACACAACCATTAATGAAGTGACCATGACTGGTACCACTTTTGCCTCTGTTGATGCCGATGATTTAATCGACATGCAAGATGCGACACCAGAAGGTGCGCAAGCCAATGCTAAATATTACATGCATCGTACTATCAAATCTTACGTTCGTAAGTTGAAAGGTAGTGACGGTCAGTATATTTACGCCAGACCAACCGAAAGCGAACCAGCAATGATTTGGGAAAAACCAGTCGTTACTGTTGAGGCCATGCCATCCAAATTGGACAGTGCGGAGGATACTTCCTTTGTGTTGTATGGTGATTTGAAGAAAGCATGTTTGTTTGGTTACGAAGGTGCAATCAGAGC